GCTGCTACAACACCGTCTGCATATACAGATAATCCAAGTATAGGAGTAGTAGAATTTCCGGGCTTAGATGCTCGAAAGTTTGAGTATCCGCTTATGCGTCTATATCCACCATCAGGGTCAACCTCAAAGTTCACTAGCTGTGTAGCAATTCCGGGTTGTTTAAGCATTTCTATTTCACTGATGTTGGTGTTTAGTCCACCTTTACATGAAAAACCAAAAGGTTGTGAAGCTGCCATTAAACAAATCTCACTCTGTCGTCACTCATAAAAAATGGTGTAGGTTCAAGAAGATTAGAGCGCATACTACGTAATCCTTTTTTGTAGTCGTCTAATGCAAACGCTGCGGCTTGTGGATTATCTTTAAACTGCCAAATATAGTACCTAGCTCGTGCAAGAAGTACAGGTGCGTAAACATCTGGAAATACTAATGTATCTCCATAACCATCTAGTTTTGTGGGTAAGTCATAGGCGTAAAACCAAACTTTATAAACCTTGTCGGGTATGGGGCTAAGTCCGAACTTGCGAGAGTCGGGGCTTCTAATTATTATGTTGGGTACGCCATGATTTTGTGTGTCTGCATCGTCTAAGTTTTCAGAGTTTCTTCGGAATCGTTTCCATTGCTCTAACGTGCAGTATTCTAAATTGTTGCCTGTATAAGGCGCAGACTCGCCATCAACACCTACTGTAGTTAAGTAGAAGTTGTCCCAGTCTACCGACCCATAATCTGTTGTTATAGAATCACTAGCTGTTTTTAATTCGTAAAATCGTTGACCGGCTACTGTATCCACAACTACGTTTCCGTACATCGGGTCAGTGCTTCCGCTTTCTCCAGTTGCTAGGAAAGGCCATTGCGGTTCATAGTTTACAATATCTAGATATGCTTTGTTTACTGAATCTTTTACATGTTGTTGAACACCAATAGCTGTAGCAAAAGTAGAAGTAGTTAACGGAAGTTCGTTAAGCTCTCTAAGGAGTTCGTTGGTTAAATCAATGTAAGATGATGCCATGTTTATTCAGTCCTTTATGTTATTAAAGTTTGGGGGCTTTTTACGGCCCCCTCGCTTATTAAGTTTCTACTATACGTTGTAGAATGCACCAACTAGTGCTTCGTCACGAAGGACTTTAACACCAAATACATGCAAACCACGGCAGATGTCACCGAAGCTATCTGGGTCACGAATGACCTCAGTGCTAGTGATAGTCTGAGCAGTAGAGATAGCAGACATGTGACCTGCAAGACATTTTCCGTCAGCATTGCTTGGAGCTGCAATGTTGTTAGACTTGTACATGCTAAAGCCACGCAACTTACCAGAAGTTACTAGACCGTTGCGGATAGAGCCTTGACCTGCGTTGAAGTCTACAGATAGTAGCTTAGAGCCAGACTGAGATAGTTCCTCATAAAAATCTGGACCTGCTACAAACCAACGACCTTCTTCAGGTACGTTTTGAGCGTCTAGCAAGCGAGCCATACGAGCTAGCAAGTCTAGTGGGTCAGTTACATCAAGACCTACAGCACCTGAGCCGTCATAAACGCCTGCACCTAAGTGAGTAGCGCTATCAGTACCTAGAGTGTGGTCTGGAGCTGAAGTAGATACACCTGCAAAAGCTGCAGTAAGTACCGCTGCGTCAAACGCATCACGTAAAGCGTAAGCAGCAGATGAAGCTGCAACTTCTTTAAAGTTTACGTGAGACATAGAAGTTTCAATGTCATCTACTACAAACTTAAAGGCGTTAGCTGTATCAACAACCAAAGTAATTTCTTGGTCAGTTAGTTTAGTTTCAGTAGTATCAGAACCACGAGTGTAAGCCTCTACAGAGATTACTGGCTCTTTGATGATACGTACAGAATCACCGAATGCTGAGATTTCACCGGCATAATCGGTGTTAGTAATAGCTTCAGCTACCGATGCTTTACGGAAGAAATTAAGAACTTTCTTCGAGTAAATTGCAGGTAGGAAGAAGCTGTTAGTTTGTCCGGCTACTGAGTTTGCAAAGTTAGCATTAGTATCCGTTGAGGGTTCAAAAAATTGTGCCATGATTATGTTTCCTTTTTATAAAGACATTTGTGTTAACCGACTACTCTGCCTTCGGATACTGCCAAGTCGATTTCTTGCTCGTACTTGTCATATTGGTCTATGGACAGCGCAGCGATTTCCCGTTGTGACCATACTTTTGGTTCGCCTGCATCAACAGTTTTTGTTTTGGTTGAAACCATATCAGCTGCAGAACCTTTGGTCTTAGATTGTAACCCTCCCGATTTACCTGAAGAAGTGTTTCCGGTTTCTGATTTATAAATGTCAATAGCTTTGATTGCTAAACTTACGTCATTAGGATTATTATAAACCCAATCTTGAACTGCTTGTGGTTGAGATTTAGCCCAAGAATGAAACTCTTTACTTTCTCTAATGTCTGCAAAGTCTGGGTGAGCTTGTTGTAAAGACAGTTCTGCTTCTTTACGAGCTACCTTAGCTTCACGTTCATTTAAAGTTGGCGTTTCTATTCTACGAGTTTTAGTTTGTTCAGTAGGTTGATTAGAAGCTTGTTCTATTTCATCTTGATGCCTTACAGTTTGTTCAACTTTTTGATGCATTCGTTGCTGAGCAGATGCTTCTTGTTCCTTCTGTTTAAACTCATTAATCTTATTGTCGTAATGTTTTTTTAAATCATCGTATCGTTTTTTATAATTATCATCCGAAGGGGTCGATTTACGAGTAGCCTTCTTCTTTGGTTTGTCATAGTAAACTCCGTCTGCACTTTCAAAGACTTGTTCATCTTGAATGTCATAGCCTTTGTTCATGTTATACGGGTTTGCTACTTCTTCTTCTGTTTCTTGTGTTTCTGGTAAGTCAGTCATGTTACTCTCCTGTGGGGGCTTGAGTCTTTACAAGGTAGCCGTACTGTTAGCTAGACAATTCGGGGCTTGTTACTGCAAGGTGGCCTATAGGTTAAATTGTGATAAGGGGTTCTTTCGAAGTAGCCTTATCGTTTGCGTACACTAGGCATTGCATTTGCTGATAGCATTTGGTTATGGACTTCTTCATCATAGTCTTTTCCATCCAGTAAGCTATCCATCATACCGCCTTCGTACTTTCCTTCTCGGTCTTCGTCATAGTCACGCTCAGCATCGTCCATCATTTCTTGGAGTTTGTCAGCGCCTATAACATCAACCGCTTTTTTGGTGAAAACAAATTCACCATCCGATAACCTTGCAGGTATCGAATCTGATGTGCCGTCTCCCGGACCTTCTACAGCCCCTTCTCCGGCAAATTCTCCGGCAGTATCCATAATTTTATAAAAGATACTCCTTAATTGGTCGTTTTGTCCTAAAAGTTCTGATAAGTAATCTTGGTCTTCATCACTTAAAGCTTCTTTTAAAACAAACTCTGAATATTCTTTTTCGATTACATCATCAGGAAGTTGAGACTCTTCTACTTCTTTTTTCTCATCTTCTGGTATATTATCATAGGTGTCAGTAGGCATATCATCTTCGTTAGCTTCACCACCTTCTGCATATTCTTCAACATCACCGCCTTCTGCATATCCAATCTTAGGCGTATTATTAGTAGGCTCAATAGGGTCAGCACCTTCTAAATTGCTGATAGACGCTTCTTTTTGTTGACCCGTGCCTTTAATTTTTTGAAGTATTGATTCGCTATCTCCTTCTTCTGAAAAGAACTGCTCACCGTGTTTAGCTAAATCAATTAATACGCCACCTAACATTTTACCTTCTCGTGGTTCGTTAGTCGCAAAGGTCGTTAATTTTTTAAAATCTTTTTGACTTAACAAAGGTTTGTTTTCTTCGTCCATTTGTGTTTCATGCAAGTCTGTAATGAACTCAGCAATAGATTCTTTTGAAGTTGTAATATTAGAATCTTGAACTGCACTTAAAGATTCCATAATGTAAGCTTTGTCCATTTTTTTATTGCCGCCTGAAAAATCAAAAGAGTTTATAAGCGCAATAGTTTCTTGCATGTTAGTTTCAGATTCACCTTTAGCCATGCTTTCAGCGCTGTCAGTAACTTTTGATACTGCTTCTGCCATTTCAGCAGTTTCTTTTTCTACGGCAGGTTCAGGCTTTCGAGCTGCAACAACGTCTTTACGAGCTTCAGACAATAATGAATCAGCTCCTTCTGCTGCTTTTTTAGCGACTGAGCCTACTGCCTTTTTCATTCTTTTTTTGCCTTTGTCATCACAATGCATGATTAATCCTCTTTACGTTTTTTGGCTTCGATAGCCTGTTCTTTTAAATTCATTAGACTAGCCAGTGAACTCACTTTCCCCTGCTTGCGGTACAGCTCCAGTTCCGATGTTGCCACCGCCAGTCCCTGTAGCTCCAAGTTCCGGAGGCATTGGAGGTGCTCCTTCAGGGCTTCCCATAGCTCCGGGTTGTTCACCAACGGCCCCAAGCGCCTCGCCATTTCCTTGTCCAACATTTTGTGCTCCTATTATCTGTGCCATAATTGCAGCTTCTTCTGGGTCGTTAAGAATCTCATTAGGGTCAAGGTCAAGGCTGTAAGCCAACTCGCTGACAATCTTAGAGATTTTAACAAACGGTGCAATAGCAGGGTTTTGTGCAGTCTGTAGGAACGTAGTTAATCTTTGGCTACGAACTTCTTTTTGCATTAAACTATTTGTGCCCATTGCGTGAACTTCCAAGTCTCCTTGTATATCTAGTTCACCTTCAAAGAACTGCATGTTCCATTGGTAGTATGCTTGACCTAAAGGCTTCAGCAAGAAATCATCAATGTTTTTGATGACTGTTTTAATATTTAGTGACGCTGCACCTAGCAGCATAGACATACCAGACGCAGTACGTGTCATGCTCTGTACGCCTGTTTGACCGTGAGAGTAGCTAGGAATACCTGTCTGCTCATCAGCAAGCTGTCTAAACTTGTCAAACATCATCATGTTTTCGTTAGATGTGTTCGGGAACTTAACACCGTGTATAGCTTGTCCGGGCATTCCTGCTTGTCTGCGGAATACTTTTCCGGGATATATGTCCATAGACTGTCCGCCTACAAGAGCTGACTCATCTACGTCAAATACTAACGAACCTGCTAGCGCAAGGTTGTCGATAGCCATACGTGCATGACCATTCATTATTTGTTGAGAATCGTCCATATTCTCTGCAACCCCAATCCCAAAGAAGCTATAAGGGTTGCGTTCGTATGGAAAGGCGTTGTATGGAAGTCTGTAAGGAGTAAAAGGATTGACCACACCACGAAGAAGCTTGCCGTTGCTAATCCAAGCATTAACCTGAACTTCATCTAAATCATCTACCTCATCTGGTAATTCCATTCCTACTTCTCTGGCATACTCTGCGTCCATGATGCCCCAATATTCTAATACTTCAAACTGACCTGTTGAATACTCATCTAAATTTTGGTCATCGCTTAGTTCGTTTTCATAATCTTTTTCAACGTAGTCTGCACCCATCTGTATGCATTCACGTATTGCATCTTTACTAAAGAAAGGCATACGGGTTAATGCTCTAAGCTGTGACTTATTCATTTTATGACGATGTACAATGTATTCACAATCATCAATAGATGTAGCCGAGGGGTCGGGGAAAAAGTCCCAGATGCTTACAAACTCAATGCGAGGCACACGAACTTCAAAAGGACTGTATTCTCTTTGACCTTCTTCGTTTGTAGTCCAACGGCTTAAAGTCTTGTTGTAGTTGAATGGTCCTTTTACAATACCTGTTCCAAACAATGTAGACTCTAATAGTGCGTTACGTAATTCGCTAGAACCTCCAGACTCTTCTATTTGGTCGTGGATAAGTGTTTGCATCTTTCTAGCTGCTTGTTTAGCCGGAGAGCGTTCTAAAGCTTGTGGGTCTGCAGAAGGACCTTCTTGGAACTCAATGCCTGCTTCTTCAATAGCTTCAGTCAGGTTGTCCTTGACTCCAGAATAAGTAGTCCCTGCTTTAAATACTTTACCATCGCCTTCGTAGCCTACATCGTAGATAGAAGGCTCTTCAACTGGTGTTTCTTCTTCTTCTTCGTATGATGGGGGTGCGCTAGTTTCTATTCCTGTTTGACCTGCTTCCATGTGGCTGTACATTGCAATGCCTTCAGGAAGTTTAGTTTCACGTACACCGATAGGAAACTCACCAGTACCAAAGATAACATCCACTAGCTGACCAAACGCTGCTAATACTTTAGTCTTTGTTACTTTTACAAATACTTTAGATTTTTCTGATTCACGGAAACGGACACTTTTGTTGTAGATTCCTCGGTAGTTATGATAAGCTTTTAACCATCGTTGCTCGTCAAAGTCTCGTGAGTCTGATGCTTCAGCATATCTATCCTGAAC